ACCGGTGCAAACCTCAGCCAGCAGGGTGTGGAAGTAGGACATTTTCATGTCAGGCCACTTCTTTCCTGATCGGGGCTTTGCTATCACGTTGTGAACTTCTGAAGCGGTGATGACGCCGAGCCGTAATTTGTGCCATGCATGATCCCCCTGTTCGACAGCTCTCACGTCGATCCCGGTACGCTGCAGGATAATGTCCGGTGTCATGCTGCCACCTTCTGCTCAGTGGCTTTCTGTTTCAGGAATCCAAGAGCTTTCACTGCTTCGGCCTGTGTCAGTTCTGACGATGCGCGAATGTCGCGGCGAAATATCTGGGAACAGAGCGGCAATAAGTCGTCATCCCATGTTTTATCCAGGGCGATCAGCAGAGTGTTAATCTCCTGCATGGTTTCATCGTTAACCGGAGTGATGTCGCGTTCCGGCTGACGTTCTGCAGTGTATGCAGTATTTTCGACAATGCGCTCGGCTTCATCCTTGTCATAGATACCCGCAAATCCGAAGGCCAGACGGGCACACTGAATCATGGCTTTATGCCGTAACATCCGTTTGGGATGCGACTGCCACGGTCCGGTGATTTCTCTGCCTTCGCGGGTTTTGAATGGTTCGCGGCGGCATTCATCCATCCACTCGGTAACGCAGATCGGATGATTACGGTCCTTGCGGTAAATCCGGCATGTGCAGGATTCATTGTCCTGCTCAAAGTCCATGCCATCAAACTGCTGGTTTTCATTGATGATGCGGGACCAGCCATCAACGCCCACCACCGGAACGATGCCGTTCTGCTTGTCAGGGAAGGCGTAAATTTCTTTCGTCCACGGATTAAGGCCGTACTGGTTGGCGACGATCAACAATGCGATGAACTGCGCATCGCTGGCATCACCTTTAAATGCCGTCTGGCGAAGAGAGGTGATCAGTTCCTGTGGGTCGACAGAATCCATGCCGACACGTTCAGCCAGCTTCCCTGCCAGCGTTGCGAGTGCTGTACTCATCCGTTTTATACCTCTGAATCAATATCAACCTGGTGGTGGGCAATAGTTTCAACCATGTACCGGATGTGTTCTGCCATGCGTTCCTGAAACTCAACATCGTCATCAAACGCACGGGTAATGGCTTTTTTGCTGGCCCCGTGGCGTTGCAAATGATCGATGCATAGCGATTCAAACAGGTGCTGGGGCAGGCCTTTTTCCATGTCGTCTGCCAGTTCTGCCTCTTTCTCTTCACGGGCGATCTGCTGGTAGTGACGCGCCCAGCTCTGAGCCTCAAGACGATCCTGAATGTAATAAGCGTTCATGGCTGAACTCCTGAAAATGGCTGTGAAAATATCGCCCGCGAAATGCCAGGCTGATTAGGAAAACAGGAAAGGGGATTAGTGATTCAGGCCGTTACCGCGTCCGTCGAGAAAAACTTCCACGAGCAAATCACGGGTATAAGTGCGCTCGATGCCGCGATGCAGATATAGCCGTCCGCGTAAATTAGCTGATGCAGTCCAGGTACCATCTTTGTGTTTGACCAGCATTCCTGGCATGACCGCACCTCGATTAACGGTCTGCGTTCCGTAATGTTGATGAACCATAAAAACTCCTGCCCGTAAGCTGGGCTGCTGAACATATAGAGACTTCTGCGCGTATTTCGACGTATGGGGAAACAAGTGTGATTCGCCAACCGTATCATTAAGCCCGGCCCGAGTTACTGATGTTTATTCTTAAAAGAATTAACTGAAAAGAGGAAGGTTTGATGAGTTTTTTTACGTGAATTAACACGTAAGACTGCTGGTTATTAAACCATCACATTAGATATCTAAAAATTGTGATCGGTATCTCCCTACTATAAAAAAAAGTAGTTGAATATACGGTCTATACTTGAAATAAATAAAAGTATTCTTATTTTTTAGATTCTGTGTTGTGAAAAGGAATTTTTATGTCCTCGAATATTTTATCTGGTGAAAAAGTAATCAATAAAATTGCTGAAAAGTTGAGCGATTATAAATATCCTCCGGCTGAAGGTATGAACTCTGAACATGTCAGCAAATGGATTAAGCAATTTGCAGTGGAGGATAGACGATTTATCTTAGATGAAACGCTTTATCTACTTAATGCAGGTTACCTATCCGAAAGTCAATATCAACGAAAAATAAAAGCCATTGCAAGAAGTGAAAAGAACGCGAAACTCTTCAGATATGCAGGTTTTTTAGATATTCAAAAAAAAGGTTCTAGTCAGAAGGAATTGCTTAAATCTCTTTATGAAACAGTAGGGATCAAATTTAACATCGTTACTGAATCATCAACTCAAGATGAAGTAAATAAATTTGATACATTTGTATATATTGATGATGTGTCGTTTTCAGGAGAAAAGGCCATCAAATCGATAAGTAATTTTGTTTTAAAATTTAATTTAAGAGATATTAAATTCAATGTATATTTTTTTTCATCTCATACGTTATCTGACTATAATATAAAAAGACGATTAGAATATATTTTTAAGGATAGAAACATTTTTGTACACGTGAAGAATGGTGGTATGCGTGAGGTTGAAAACCGAAAAAGTCGTTCTGCTCAATCAGGTGTTTTCTGGCCAAGGAAATATAGTGTAGATACTCCCGAGAAATTCGAGGAGTGTGAGCTTTACAAAGGCGTATTCAGAGATGGATATGCCTCTTCTGATAGTTTTAGAAATGAAGCCTCAAGGGATCGTTTCGAATCTATCCTTACTAAAGTCGGCTTTAATATCTTGCTGCACAGGAAAACCCCTAGTGAGGTGCTCAAACCTCTAGGTTTTTCTACTTTTGACGGTTTGGGTTTTGGGGGAACAACATTTACTTATCGAAATTGCCCGAATAATGTGCCGCTGGCTTTTTGGTGGGGAGATTATGAACCAACAGGTGCTCCCGCATTGGACTGCTGGTATCCACTAATGAAGCGGAATGGGTATAATGAGTGGTATGAGCTATAGATTATATCCGCTACAGAACACAGTTTCCTTCAGGAAAACCACCGAAAAATGGGGGGGGCTTTCCAACATGGCTAAAGGATATCCATTGTTAATCAATGGGTTGCCTATTCAATCAAGTGAAATCCTTTACCAAGCATGCCGATATCCAGACTATCCGGATATACAAAAGGCCATCATTACTCAAGGAAACCCCTATGAAGCCAAGCAGACCGCAAGATCGTTTGAATCCAAAACTCGCGCAGGATGGGATAAGAATCGAGTTTCGATTATGAAGTGGTGTGTATGCGTAAAATTATGCCAGAACTGGGATACGTTCTTTGCGCTGTTAGACAGTACAGGCGACCATTTCATCGTGGAACACTCAGAGAAGGACCAATTCTGGGGTGCCAGTAAAGACCCAGAAGGTAACTATTATGGTATGAACGTATTAGGGCGAATTCTCATGGACGTGAGAGGGGTTGCTAGGAAAAAGGGGGCTGATGGGTTTGCAACAATACCATCGCTATCTTTGGACAAATTTTTTCTCCTAGGCGAAAGAATTAAAGATGTAACATTTGTAGAGCCAACGCCTGGAGCAGGGCAAAGTTTATCCTTGTTTTAGCGTTCCATCTGGGGCATTTTCTTCCATAAATTAACTGGCGTACCTCCCTCGGCGTTTTTTTGTTGCCATAAAAGGTTTTTGATTTTCTATAATCACCCAGCCATAATCATGTCACCGGAGCCTGAACAACTCCGGTGACTTCTGCGCTAAACGGGGACGTTTATGCGCACATACAATCTAAACTCTCTTCTCCCGCCACAGATGCAGAAATGCACCTGCGATTTTTTGCATCCAGCGTTTGACCTCTGCGGAGGTGAAGCGTGAACCTCCCACAAGACGGCATCAAACTTCATCGCGGTAACTTCACCGCTATCGGTCTGAACCGCCCCGGGAATCCTGGAGACTAAACTTCCTGAGAAAGAGGTAAACAGGATGACTAAAAATACTCGTTTTTCCCCCGAAGTCCGTCAACGGGCAGTCCGTATGGTTCTGGAAAGTCAGAGCGAATATGACTCACAATGGGCGACAATTTGTTCCATTGCTCCAAAGATTGGCTGTACGCCGGAGACTCTGCGTGTCTGGGTTCGCCAGCATGAGCGGGATACCGGGGGCGGTGATGGAGGGCTCACCACCGCTGAACGTCAGCGTCTGAA